AACAGCCTCTCGTAACCCTCGCCCAGGCCGCTTCAGCGCAGAACTCGCTCATGAGTAAACTGACTGCCCAAGTTCCGGTTGCGGGCGACCCCCCGAGCTACTCCGGGCTTAACCCGCCGATCGGCAACCCGGCGAGTGGTGTGGGTCCGAGCATCGTCCCGGCTTCGACGTATCTCTTCGGCTCCGGCGTGGGCGGAAGCAACCCGATCGGGGGCCTACAGTGACGATCGTCCCCTTCACGCCGAACTCGAATGCGCCTTTCCAATTCAACGCGACGCTCGATGGAGAAGTCTACACCGTCGTTGTGCCGTGGGTTCTCTGGGGGCAGCGCTATTTCATCGAGGTTAACGACACCTCGGGCAACAACATCGTGACGATTGCGCGGGTCGGCTCCCCTGTCGATTACGACATAAATCTGGTCGCGGGGTACTTCGAAGAATCCTCGCTCGTCTGGCGCACGCAGAGCTCGCAGTTTGAGATCACCCCCTAGATGCGCGCGTACGATATCGTATTCACGGACCCGGTAAGCCAGAAGATCGTCGCGGAGTATTCTAGCATAGTCAACGGTCGCTCAGACCCCGGCGCCCTGAATATTGAGTTCGATCTTCCCGTTGCCGCCTTCGCCGTTCCGAGCGGCGACGCGGCGGCATACGTAAAGATCTGGGGGGTAAGCCTCCAGGACGTTGCGCAGTCCCGGAACCTCAACGGGCTCGAATGTAAGGTCTACGCCGGCATGTCTAAGGGGCTCCCCCTGGCGACTGAGCAGGTTAAGAACTATGGGCTTCTGATCGACGGGTTCGTCTGGCAGGGTTACGGTAACTGGCTCGGAAATAATCAATCGATTGATGTTGAAATCCGGGCCGGCTTCGCGCCCACGACGCAGCCCCGCAACCTGTCATTCTCCTGGCCGAAAGGTACAACGCTAGCTTCTGCGATCGAAAATACTCTCTCGCAGGCGTTTCCGACGTTGAAGCGGAATATCAATATAAGTGCGAACTTGATTCTGGCGGAAGACGCGCAGGGCTACTACGAGACAATCGTCCAGTTTGCTCAATGGGTGAAGACGATAAGCCGGAGCATTATCGGCGGCACGTACTCAGGCGCTGATATCCAAATCACGGGCACGACGTTCAATGTATTCGACAGTACGACGCCGCAGACCCCTAAGCAGATCAATTTCAATGATCTGATAGGTCAGGCAACATGGATCGGCCCCCTAGAAATACAGTTCAACACCGCAGTCCGCGCGGATCTTGCGATTAACGACTATGTTCTTATGCCGAAGGGACAAGTCTCCACGGCGTCATCTTCTCTGTCAAATTTCCGGCAAGGGAGCGTGTTTCAGGGCAAGTTTCAGATCATTCAAATCCGGCACGTCGGCAGCTTCCGCCAGCCGGACGGCGAATCTTGGATCAGCACGTTCAACGCGGTATCGGTCCCTAATGGCTGACAATAGTCGCAAGACGCCTCTCGTACAATCGCTGGATGCCTTCGGGCAGCGCAAGGCGTTCGACGCGGTATCGAAGACCGGCCGAGCCCTCCCCTGCGAGGTCGTATCGGTTGAAGGCTCTATCGTAACGGTGAAGTTCGATGTCACGAGCGGGTTCACCCTCCCCAATACGCGGATGGCAGTTGGCTCTTCGGAGTTCGTACGCCTTCCAGTGCGTCAAGGTACGAAGGGCGTTGCCTTCCCCGCGACAGCGTCGCTTGGAGCTATAACGGGCCTCGGCGGTACAACCTCGAACCTTGCCCAGCCGGGGAACCTTCAGGCCCTTGTGTTCGTGCCGGTTGGTAATACGAGCTTCTTCTCAGTCGATGGTAACTACCTCGTTCTCTACGGCCCGAATGGCGTCACTCTGCGCGACGAGGTGAATGATGTCAACTTTACGCTATCGGCAACGGGCATCGTAGTGGCTATGCCGGACAGCGCTTCAATCACGATCGGTAACGTTACGATAACGAACAACGATGTCATAGCGAACGGTAAGAGCCTCACAAGCCATCTCCATGGGGGTGTTACCGCAGGCGGTGCAGACACGGGGCCACCAGTATGAGGACTTATGGACGGGTTTACAACGAGGACGGTACCTACCAATGGGTTGAGGTGTCGACGGATGCTGACGGGCACGACGATTACGTCTGGCTGACGACGCTCATCCAAACGCTGAAGCTGAACCTAGGGGAGTCGCCCTTCTACGGAGATTACGGTATTCCGGCGCAACAGGCGCTGATCCAGCAGATCTTCCCTGACTTCTACGTCTACCGGACCCAAGCCCAGTTCGCCCCGCACTTCGCGAGCTTGCTGGTGTCGAAACGCAACTCTCCTACGCCGACCTACGACATCAACGTAACGACGAACCAAGGGGTTAAGATGGCAATCAGCGTGCCTGTATGAGCGATCTACCCCCGATCGTCGTTACGGCGGCCGGCGCGCAGCCCCAGGCGCCTGGGGCTATCCTTGCGCAGCTTCTGGCGCTCGTCGCGGCGAAGGTTCCTGGCTACACGGCTAATCTCCCCGCCTCCCTTATCGAGGATATCTCTTCGACTGAGGTCGCAGGTATTTCGCTCGCCGACACCGCTGCCGTCGACCTTATCAATTCTCTCACCCCCTACGGGGCGAACCTGTTTCTTCTGATCCAGCTCGGTAACGTCTACGGCGTGAAGCAAGGCGCCGGTACGAACACGAGTGTCTTCGTTGTCTTCGCCGGCACGCCGGGGTATATCATTCAGAAGAACTTCGTGGTTTCAGACGGTACCCACCAGTTTCTGATCCAAGACGGTGGTGTCGTCGCTTCGAGCGGCTTTACCCAGCCCCTCTTCGCTGTTGCGACTATCCCTGATGCGTTCGCGGTACCCCCGAACACCGTCACTAGCTTCGGAACCTCGGTGCCCGGCACGGTTACGCTGTCGGTCACGAATCCTCTCGCGGGCATCCCTGCGACGGGTACGGAGAGCGAAGAGACATACCGCTCGCGCGTTCTTCAGGCGGGCCGGGCTGCTTCCCAGGGGATGCAATCTTATCTCAAAAGCCTCGTTCAGGCTGTGCCGGGGGTCGTTGCGCGTCTCGTCTCTGTTATCCAAGGCGTCGGTGGTTGGGAAGTTATTGTCGGCGGAGGCGATCCGTACGAGGTCGCTTATGCGATTTGGTACGCACTTTTCGACACGAATAACCTCGCCGGCTCTACCCTTGAAGTGACGAACATTACGCAGGCGAATCCAGGTCAGGTTACGACCAACCTTAATCACGGGTACGTCACCGGGCAGGTTGCTCAGATGAACGGCGTCACGGGTATGACGGCAGTCAACGGGATTAACTACACGATCACGGTGGTGGACGAGAAGAACTTCACTATCGGGACGGATACCACCTCGTTCGGCGCTTACACGGGCGGCGGCGTCGTAACTCCGAACCTTCGTAATGAGACGGCCTCGATCACTAACTACCCCGACACATATCCGATTAAGTACGTCATTCCGCCGCAACAGACGGTAGCGATCGACTTGCTCTGGAATACGACGGCGACGAACCTCGTCTCGGCGGACGCGATCGCGCAGCTCGGGGCGCCGGCTCTGGCGGCGTACGTTAACAGCCTCACGGTGGGCCTCCCGATAAACCTATACGAGCTTCAAGAGACGTTCCAGCTCGCTGTCGCGGCGATTCTGCCGCCGCAGCTCCTTACCCGTATGGTGTTCGCGGTTTCGATCAACGGGATCCCGACGGCCCCCTCGGCGGGCACGGGGGTAATTGCGGGAGATCCGGAAAGCTACTTCCAGACGAGCACGACCTCGATCGCGATTACGCAGGGGTAGGCCGTGCCAATAACCCGGACGATCCCGAGCTATCTGTACCAAGAGTACGCGGACGACGAGACGCTACAGGCGTTTGTCGATGCGTATAACGAGCTCGCTCAGCAGTATATAAACTGGTTCAATCAGATAGACTTACCAGTTTACACGAACCCGCTCATCACTGGGACTCTGCTCGATTGGGTTGCGGCGGGGCTTTACGGCTTCGTCCGACCAGTTCTTCCCTTCGGATCGAAGAGCATTGTCGGCCCCCTCAATACGTATCAGTTCAATACGCTCGAAGAGAACACCTTGAAGGAAATCGGTGCGGGCGGTTTTTACGCCACGACCGACGATATCTTCAAGCGGGTTATAACGTGGCATTTCTACAAGGGCGATGGAAATCGTTTCGATGTCGAGTGGTTGAAACGCCGCGTCATGAGGTTCCTTACGGGAACGAACGGCACGGACCCTGGCATCGACCAAACGTACCCGATCAGCGTTACGTTCCAAGGGACGAACCAAG